GTCCGCAAATATCTCGACCGGTGCTGCTGCTGTGGCTGCTGTCGATGCGGCTACCGTTGCACTGGACAATGCGGAAGTTCCGTATGAGGGTCGTATCCTGTTCGTCAACCCGACCTTCTATGGCTACCTGAAAGCCGGTATCACTCGTTTCGTCGAGAACCGCGATCCGGACATCAACGCGAACGTTGCGTACTACAACGATATGAGAGTGATTTCCGTACCGCAGGCACGTTTCCAGAGCGCGATTGACCTCGCTGCTCCGACCACCTCTGCTGCGGCTGGCGGTTTCGCACCTGACGCGAACGCCAAGGCGATCAACTTCATGATCGTTCATCCGTCAGCTGTCATGCAGGTTATGAAGCACTATGTGCCTCGGATCTTCTCGCCGGAACAGAATCAGGAAGCCGATGCGTGGAAGCTTAATTTGCGCTATGCACACGGCGCATGGGTTCTGTCGCAGAAGACGAACGGCATCTACGTTCACACTGCTGCGTAATGATTCGTCGAAACGCTGACGGCAGCATCTCTGTCGGGATTCTGAAAGAGGAATCCGAAAAGGCCGAGCCGGTCGTAATGACCGGTTCGGTCGAAAACGAAGTGAAAGAACCGGAGCAGAAGAAGCGTCCTGGAAGACCGAAGAAGTCGTAACAATCAACGGAGGAACAAGATGGAACAAGAACAGGCCATAGCAATCGTACAGACACTTGTTGAGAACGATCCGGCAGCTACGGATGCGCTTGTTTCGGTTTTCCTTGACGATGCAAAAGACGCAATTCTGCGGCGGCTTTATCCGTTCGGTGTGCCGGAATCCGTTATGGAAGTTCCGACGATGTATGAAATGCTGAAATGCAAACTTGCGGCTCGGTATTTTCTGCGTCGAGGCGCGGAGGGCGAGTACATCCACGACGAGAACGGCATCAACCGTCACTACGCATCCGTAAACGACGAGGACCTTCTAATGGAGGTCACTCCGTATGTGTGGATTCCGGGGAGGTCGTAAGTCATGCAGACGCTTGCAAGGAACAGACAAACCGTATGGTATTCGCTGTTGACTTCCAAGACCGAACTGACCGACGAGTACGGCAACAAGACAGGCCAGTACGAACTGTCATATTCCGATCCGGTTAAGACCGCAATGAACGTGCGATGGGACACCGGAGCGGTGCAGTTAGAAGGGTACGGTTTGAACGCAGACGGACAGCGCAGAATGGTCACTTGCGACATGAATTGCCCGATTGACGAAAGCACGATTCTGTGGATTGGCATTGAACCGGAACAAGACGGTGAAGCCGTTCCGAACAACTATGTCGTGTCTGGCGTTCCGGAACGTTCGCTTAATCAAATCGCGTACACGATTCAGGAAGTGAACGTATCGTGAAGATCACCTGCAACGGATTCGATACGGCATCTGTTCAAATGGCCATAGCCGAACTGCAAAAGTTCAAGACGGACTTTGACAGCAAGGTTATGACGGTTTGCGAGAAGCTGGCGCAGATTGGCGAGGTTCGCGCAAGGCTGGACTATTCCGGAGCGATATATGACGGAACAAACGATGTTTCCGTCAGGGTTGAGCCAACCGGAACCGGATATCGGGTAGTCGCATCGGGAAATGCAGTTCTGTTCATCGAGTTCGGGTCCGGGACTATTGGATATGGTCATCCGGAGCCGGGAATATACGGTCCGGGAACATGGTCGGATGGTCCGAGCGGAAAAAAACATTGGCAAGATCCCGGTGGGTGGTATTACGCGCATGGGAAGAAGTCAATCGGTAATCCACCGGCGGCAGCCATGTATCATGCCGAACAGGAAGTGCGACAGCGCATACAGGAAGTTGTGAGCGAGGTATTCGGAACATGATCGATATCGAGAACAAGATCATCAATGATGTGTTTGACACTGTTAGAGCGTCATATCCGACTGCTTCGTGCTATGGCGAATACGTTCTTGCACCTGCATCGTTTCCATGCGTAACGCTCTATGAGAGCGATTCGCAGACATACACTCCGTCGAATGACGAGCAGAAGCACGAACACCAAGCAATCGTGACCTACGAATGCAATGTGTATTCGGACAAGCAGACCGGTCGAAAGGCAGAAGCGAAAGCTATTGCAGATATCGTAGACCGATGCTTGCAGAATCTCAACTTCACAAGAACAATGCGATCTCAAATCCCTAACCAAGATCGCACGATTTATAGGGTAACACTTCGTTGGGATGCTATCGTTGGCGAACCGATTGAAACGGTCGGTGACGATATCACATATCACATTTACAGACGCTGATACTGGAGGAATAAAGTATGGCACTTGAAATTTCTACCGCAGGCGTTGCGGTCAAATACGCTGTGGAAACGACCGCCGGTACTCGTCCGACAGCCGGCTACACGCTGATTCCGAACATCAAAGAAACGCCGGACTTCAACCCCGAACCGGGTACGTTGGAAGTCACGGACCTGTCCGATCTGGTGTGGAAGCGTTACATCGCAGGCCTCAAGGATCCGGGCGGTGCGCTCACGTTCGTTGCGAACCTGACGAGCGCGTTCAAAACGGCATGGGAAACGCTGGTTTCGGCATACGAAGCCGCTGCGGAAAGCAACAAACTGACTTGGTTTGAAATCGCTGTTCCGTCCATCGGTTCGTTCTATTTCGCTGGCATTCCGTCCGAACTGGGTATCGACGGCATGGAAGTCGATGCCGTTGCGGAATCGAGCGTATATATCACGCCGAACAAGATCGAAGGCTGGGGAACTTCCTCGACCTAATGCGTAACGCAATTTGAACAAGTCGGGCGGTGGTGAATGCCGCCGTCCGATTTTCTTTATCAAAAATAAAAAAGGAGAGTAAAACAATGGCACGAATCAATCCGATCCGAATCCACGACGAGGACAATAAGAAAGAGTACATTCTGGAGTTCAACCGTTCCGCTGTCGAACGTGCAGAGGACAACGGCTTTTCGATTAAGGACATCGATCGCTATCCGTCGAAGCTGTCCGACCTGTGGCACTACGCATTCTATATGCATCATAGCGGCGAGTTTCTGCGGCGCGAACTGTCCCGAAAAGAAACGGATCGTCTGCTCGATTCGCTCGGTGGCATCGCCGGCCTGGACAATGCCGTATGGGAACGACTCGGAGAACTGTATATGCAGGCGTATGAGTCGCTGAACGGTGAGGAAAAAAACTCCAAAGTGACGGTCGAACTGTAACAGAACAGCCGACCGTATCGGACGGAACGAATCGAAAACCGTCCGACATTTTCTCCGAACTGTTTCCGTACTATATGCTCTACGGAATGTCGTATGACGAGTTTTGGAACGGAAAACCGGAACTTGCTGTGTGGTACAGGAAGAAGCATCGGCTTGAAATCGAGCAGAGAAACCAAGAACTGTGGCTACAGGGTCTGTACTTCAACAATGCGGTTTCGGTCGCTCTGAACAACGGATTCAACAAGAAGAAGATCCAGTACATCGACAAACCGATTCGGCTGTTCCCGGAAACAGAGGACGAGAAGAAAGCCAAAGCAGAGGAGAACCGGCGCAAACTTGTTGCGAAACTGAACGCTTGGAAGGATGCGTTCGACAAGGCACAGAACAAAGCACACCAAGCGTCCAAACCAAGTCAAGAAACAAAGGAATGATTATATGTCTAATATTGTACTTGACATACAGGCTTCCGCTTCTGGCGCAGCAGCATCGGTTGATCCGCTGATTCAAAAACTAACTACATTAAGTCAAACGCTCGACGGCATCGCAAGCAAGGCAAAAAGCGCGTTTGCAAGTTTCACCACGGAATCTTCTTCCGGTGTAGAGGGACTGTCGCAAAAGATCGATGACCTAATCAAGCGAATGGATGAACTGTCGAACAAAGCACCTACGATCAATAGTGTCGGCGGTGCTGTTTCCGGTGCTGGGGAGAGCGCATCTTCGGCAAGCGGAATGTTCTCAAAGTTTACGGCTTCAATCGGTCGAATTGCATTCTATCGGTTGCTTCGTTCTGCGATTAAAAACATTTCAAAAGCATTTCAAGAGGGACTGCAAAACGCATATCAGTTTTCTAAAGCAAATAGCGGCCCACTTGCTTCTGCGATTGATAGCATTTCGTCCGCTGCTGGAACAATGAAGAACCAGCTTGGCGCAGCATTTGGTGGTTTGATAACCATAATTGCGCCGATTGTAACGGCTGTCATTAGCCTTATCACAAGCCTCGCGAACGCTTTGACGCAGTTGTTTGCGTTGTTCGGCGGTCAGGCAACGTACAAGAAAGCTGTTGACGGCTTTGGTGATGTTGAAAAGGCTGCTGGCGGTGGTGGCGGTGCTATTAAAGGAATGCTTGCCGCATGGGACGAGCTGAACGTAATTGGACAGGAATCCGGTGGAGGTGGAGGCGGCGGTCTTGATGATTTCGGCGGTATGTTTGAATATGCCGATGTCGATGAACGCTTGAAGAATTTCTTCGAGCGGACAGGAATAACCGATGCTCTCGATAAGTTGCAAGAAGCATTTGAAAATATCATGAATCTTGATATTGATTGGGAAGCAGTGCTTGACTTCACCGGAATATCTCTCGGCTTTACGCTTCTTGCGGACACATTTGTTGGTGTTACTGACGCGCTCACAAATATCATAAACATTGCCGGGAGCGTCGGTGAAACGATAACCGCAATAAAGCAGTTCATCGATGATCCGAGTTGGGAGAACTTCTACAAAATTGCAGAAAAGATTTCCGGCGTATTGGATGGAATTTTCCACTTCAGTTGGGATCTTGTGATCGACGCAATACTTCTTCCTACAGCGGATACGCTTGATTGGTTCTTTGGACTATTTGGGGTCGAATGGAATCTCGGAGAAAAGGTTCGCGGTTGGAAAGAAGCCTTTGACAATTGGGACTTTGGCGAATGGCTGCTAAACGCAGCAAAAGACCTTGGAAAATGGATCTCCGACACGGTTAAAGCAATATCCGATTGGTATAACACAAACATAAAGCCTATCGGAGAGAAGATATCAACGGTATTCAAGGACGCTTGGGACGCCGTCAAGAAGACATGGAATACCGTAGCAACTTGGTTCAGCGAAAAGGTCATCACGCCAATAAAGACGGCTTTTGACAAAGCAAAAGGCGTAATCTCCCATATATGGGAAGGGTGCAAGATGATCGTCCAAGCGGCATGGATTGTCGTTTCCGGATGGTTCAAGTCGAATGTTATCGATCCAATCGTAAGCAAGTTCTCGGAGATTGTCGGAAAAATCAAGGGGCATTTCAATTCGACTAAAGAAGGTGCTATAAGCACTTGGGAAAAGGTTGCTACATGGTTCGACACGAATGTCATAAAGCCGTTAGTTAAATTCTTCGAGCCGATTGTTAAGACGATCAAAGGATTCTTCTCCGATATCTGGGAAGACATCAAAAAGGTTTGGAAAGACGCTTGGACTTGGTTCGTTGACAACGTTGGCAAGCCTCTGCTGTTGGT